GTAAGGATCATAAGAGATAGCCAAACGTCCTTTATGGAAATAGGACGCGACTACTTGGAAACGATATTCAATGCTTCCACGCCAGTATTGGAAAGGCATGGTCACATAGGCCATAGGTGTCATATGGTACTCAGTTGACACATTAAGCGAATATAATAGCGGTGTAACGTGACAGTTCCACAACAATGTTTCTGAAGCTTGGGACGTACCCCATGTAAAGAGAGTCAGAAAACTCTCCCTCATTGCAAAAGATGTAATGTCCAACTCATCTTGCCCTCCTATACCAGAAATACGAGGGTCAATAGATAGCTCTTGCTTGCAATCAAGTGCTAACTTAGTGGACTGGTCGGTTATGTTACTGTTGGCAAGATTGCCAACAGTAGAAATTTTCATTGGAGCAGGATCTGAAATCATAACCGGCCTAGAATAGCCGTACAATCGTGCAATTTCAGCCACGGCACTGGCTGCCAACTCTGTTGCCTTAGCAAAAGGTCCTATCATAGGCGCAGAGGTTAGCATACCAGCGACGCGTGAAACAATGCCTGCTGGCCGTGACACAGGTCCAGTTCCATACTCATCAGTCCCACCAGACTGAGGAGCAAGTGCACCAGGTTCAGATGTTGTCGGAACAGACAAGACAACATCCTCAGCCCATGCAAAAACTGAAATTGTGCACGATTCAGAGGCACCATTTGCGTGCTTCAATGAATTAATCGAACGGAGATTCATCGTGCCCAAATACTGATACTCTTCCAAAGGAATACTAAGGTTATCACGATACCACAAAAATGGTAAATGCAATTCCCCACCTGCAGAGTAACATGGATCAATATAAATGTGCGGACGTTGAGACGCCTCCACAACATCGAGCACAAACGGTGACCGATTAACAGTCACTTGATCCTGGGCTGGCAGTGGTTGGTACGAAGCAATTGCTCGACCATAGAAAAAACCGTTACCGTTGATCATAATCTTCACCTTGAGTGTAGCACGCATTAAATTAAAGTTCACAATGCGATTAATAACTCGTAGATTCTGAAAGTACAAAGACCA